GTCCTGGGCGCGCGCCGGCCCGAATACGACCTCGCCGATCGATGCGGGGTATGCATTGGCGACCTTGACGGTGCCGAGCCGCGCAAGGACGGCGTCGACGATTTCGAGAGACTTACCCATCTCGCTCTCGTCGGCGGGGGTCTCCCCGATGTAGATCGTGTCGACCAACGCGACCGCCAGAAGACCAGGGGAGGTCAGCCCAACGATCTGGAATTGACGGTCGGCGAAGTCGTAGACCAGCGTCCCGATGTAGCGCAGCTCCCAGCCGGTGACGCCCGTGGACTTCCGCAGGTAAGCGTCGAACGAGTTGCCGTCGCGGTAGAGGATGCGGACCACAGCGGCTCGCGTCGAGCAACCATCGAAGTTGCAGCGCACCCAGACCGAGTACGACTGCCCGACCGTGAGCCCCGTTAGCGTCCGGCGGCACGTCGGGTCGGAGCCCACGCCCCAAGTCATCTGCAGGACGTTCGGAGGCGACGGGGCGGACGCGTTCGCGACGATCTGCGCGGACGCGTTGAGCGTCCACCCGGTCTCCGGAGGGTCGAAGGTGAAGCGCATGCATCACGCCCCCCCGCGGTAGAACACGCCATATGACGAGCCGATGATCTGGGCCACCTTCGTCTCATCGGCCTGCGCGACGGGCTCGAGGAAGGGCTTTCGCGGGAGGCGGAAGTGGTAGGGCTTGCCGCGCTCGTTGATCTTGCGGCGCATGAACCCGGCGCCGATCTTCCGACCCGTCGAACGACCCTGAGCCTGGACGTCGAGCCCGGTCTCTTGGAATCGCCCATAGAAGGCTTTCGCGTTCGGCCGGATCAGCGCAACCACGTCCGACCTCGTCGCGAACACCCTCACGCCGATTTGACGATAGAGAGGACCGAGGGGCTTTCCCGCTTTAGATTTGTGCGGCTTGCGCCGCGCCCCGAAGAGACTGATGACCTTCGCGACCACGTCGCGCTTGACGACGTTCGCGGCCTCGCGCATTTTCTTGCGTTGCTCGAGCTGGAACAGCCGGACGCCGTCGCGGAAGTACGTCGCGGTCGCGGTCACGCCGAAGACTTCCATCGCGATCATGAGATCGCCCGCAGCCGATAGGCGTCCATGACTTCGAGAGCGCTGGGGGTGATGTCATCCCACCGGAGGCCCTGCATCGATCCGTCATCGCGCGAGACGCCGGTAAAATGGTAAAGGTCCCCTGCGCTTTTCGAGCACTTGACGGCGATGACTTCCTGCGCCGCCCTCTCCAGGTCTTCGGGGATGATCGCGTAGCCGCCGACGTAGACGATCCGCGATGCTCTCGCCATCGTCGTGTAGCCGTTGAGGTATCGCGGAGTCACGAATTCGACCCACTGGCCGTCCTCGGACACGATGAAGTCGGTCCCCTCGACGAGCAGCGTCGTCGCGTCGTAGACCCTGGGGATCGCCAACGAGACGTGCAGCGACGTAACGGTCACGATCGGAGGTCGGTTGACGAGAAGCACGCGCGCACAGCCCGAGAGGAATGGCGGGTACTCGGTCGCAGTCCCCTGGGCAAAGATCCGATTGCAATAGCGTTGGAAGAGAGCCGTCACTTGCGGCAGCAGCGCACTGATCCGGGCGTCCTGGTCGGTCCCCTTGAACGCAGATCCGAATGCGGCCTTGACGTTCGCGAGGGTCGTCAGGTAGGGGCCGGCCGTCGCGGTCGACGCGGCCTCGACGTCGTCCTGCCATTCGTCCGGATAGATCGCGTGCTCGGCAGATACCGGAACGATCTTGAGCTGGTACAGCGTCGCCGCGATCGTCGGGGTGTAGAAGACCCAGTAATCGCCGCCGCCGATCTCGGAGACACCAACCGTCTCGGTCGTCGAGACGATCGCCGACCCGCTGCGCCGCCTGAGCGTCGGCGTGAAATTCGCGAGCGTCAGTCCTGTGACGACCGCGCCCGTGAGATCGCGGACGCGGAGGAGGTGCCGGACTTCCGAGTTGAGCTGTGCCATCGGCCTTCGCTGCCGGCCAGGACGGCGAAGGTGCCCCGCCCGCCCCGGCCTGGCACCGGAGACGAGCGGGGCGGGAGAACGACCGCGGGGGGATCAGTCCCGCGGGATGGTGCTACTTCCTACGGCCTCTACCCCTTGCGGGGGATTCGGCAGTCTCGACGTTGTCGCCGAGAGTCGTTGTTTCGATGGGGGCGTCGTCCGCTGCCTCCACGGCGAGCCCGGACGCAATCAAGCTGGCCCCGCAGACGGCGTCGACCTCGACGACCGACCCCGGCTCCCTCTTGATCCAATCGACGTGAGACGCCTTGATGATGCGGAGCCTCATGCCGTCCCCTTGATCGCGGAGAGAATAGACTTCGACGCCGCGATGTTGGAGTCCTGAGTCACCGGACGCTGCTTGGGAGAATGCAGAATCGCGACGATGCTGTTAACCGTAGCGTTCTGCGTCGCCCTCGTGACGATGCACCTGACGTACTGCTCGTCCGGCTCGCTGACATTCAGCAGCACGAGCTTGCCGTCGTACGTGTCGGCAACCGTGACGGCCGAACCGGCGATGTCATCGTAGGCATCTCCGGATCCGTCGTCGGACGACGATTGCGCCTTCACGGTCGTCGCCGCACCGGTCACGATCGCCCCGAACGAGACGATGAACGTCACGCCGCCGTACCCGGCACAGTTGATGCCGGACGACGGTGTGATATCGGACGCCCCAGCAGCGACAGCCGCCGAGTGCAGAACAATCTTGAGGTCATGGATGGGCTGCATAATCGACCTCCTACGTCACGACGGTCGCGGACTTGATCGGATGCGTCCCCGCGTCGACGTGGTGCGAATCCTCGCGCGAGAAGGCGATGAATCCGACCTGGTCGTTGTCCGCGTACCGCTCCACCAACCGGAGCAGAACCATCGGCCTCACCTGGCGGACGATGAACTTCTTGAGGTTCCCGAAGATGATCGGGATGTTCGCGTTCGTCCCCGTGTTCGCCATCGACTGATTGACGAAGTACGGGTAACCCAAGATCGTGTCGGGGGCGCCGACGATCGTTCCGGGCTGCCAGACCGGGCGGCCGGTCGTGTCCTTCACCTTCTTGAGATCGCGGAGCATCGTGTCGTGCATCATGAATGCCCCGCCGACGCGGTAGGCTGGGTCGACCGAATGCTCCAGAAGCACGAGCTGGTCGTACCAGGTGTACGACGTGGCGATCCCCGCCGCATCGCTGAGATCGAACCCGCTGATTCCCGACGCGGTCGCTCCGGTGACGATCCCCTGCGGCTGCGACGACCCGCTGCCCGTCGTCTCGTAATCCGCGGTGATCCTGCCGAGACGCTCGCCGAGCATGTCGCGCAGGAACGTGTCGAGGTCCTCGCCGAAGGCCGCATCCTGGATCAATTCGCTGGGAACCAGGATCGAATCGGATGAGAACTTATACGCCGCGAAGGCAACCGTGCCGACCGCGAACGCGGTGTTGGTGACCGCCGCATTGATCGCCAGCAGGCGACCCTTGACCGCGCTGTCGTCCACCGTGGGCCAATCGAGCGGGTTCCCTGTCGGGGTCGTGATGACACGGCACGCGGGTTTCGGTCCGCCGAACGCGAGCATTGCCTTGTCGATCTCGGCCTGGAACGAGCGCGGGATCAGGTAGCCACCCCCGGTCGTGGTGACCGTCTGCGCGGCGCGCTGCTCCCCGGCGACCTCTTTCATGGTCGCGGCGCTCGGCTTGTGCTTCATCGCAACGGCCCGCTGTTCGTCGGGGATGCCCGCCCATCCGCCCCTCATGAACGAGCGGAACGCCGCGCGCTCCTTCACGTCCCGCTTCTTCGCGCGCATGGCCCGCAATTCGTCCGACGGGTCATCGTCTCCGCCGTCCGGGTCGCCCTCGGGGTCACCGCCGCCGCTTCCGCGCGTTGCGAGCGCCGACTCCGCGAGATCCCTCTCGGCCTTCTCCTGCTTCTCGATGATCTCGATCTGCCGCAGAAGGACGTCGGCGTCGGCGTGGAGCTTCTGCCACCCGCCCTCTTCCTCCGCGGTCATGTTCCGCGCTTCCTTCGAAGCCTTCGAGATGATCTCCCCCGCGTCGTGGATCAGCTTCGCGCGGTCTTTCCTGAGCTGGATACTTTTCATTTCGCTTCCTTTCCGCGCGCACGCGCGAGTTAACGACCGAGTGCTTCAGCCTGACGTTGGCGGTACATGAACACATTGGAGAGAACGATCGGCGCTGATTGCGCAGACTTCCATGAATCGAGCGAGCGCATCGCGACCGACGTATCGGGATACGCCGGGAACGTGACCGGGGAGACGTCGCGGAGCTGCGCCTCGATCAGCGTGCGGTGCGCCTTCCCGTTAAGCGTCTTCCAGTCGTCAGAGATCGTGCGGAACCCGAACGACGCGCCCTTGATGTCCCCGCGGTCGACGTTGACGACGAGATCGCGCCCGATGGTCGTGTCGGGGATGTCGATCTCCATGTGCAGCCCGGTCTCGTCCTCGGAGAGCCTGAGAGTCTTGGCGCTCGTGCGACCAAGTACGCGCGCCGACTCGTGGTTGACGAGAGCGACGACGTCATCGGTGCCGATGGACTTTCCGAACGCCCCCGGCGCGACCTCCTCCGTGAAGCCGCCGAGGTCGACAGACCGCTTGCCGAACACGGCCGCGTACCCGACGAGCACCGGGGCCTTCGTCTCGCCGCGGCGCTCCACCCTCAGTTCACACTCGATCACCCTGCGTTCCTCGATCATGCCTTCGCTCCCGCCGGCACGACGACCGGCTGCGGCTGTTTGAAACCGTCGCCGCCCTCTACGGGGTTTCGGTTTTCGAGGTCGCGGACCTCGTTCGTGGTGAGCCAACGATCAATCCCGAGGTTGTAGGACTCGTACCGCGACTTGATGTCCGCGCGCAGAATCCCGTCCATGTTCAACTCGACGAAGTACCGGCCACGCTCACGAGGCGTGAACAGCTTCCTGTTGCACTCCTGCTCCCACCGGACGTTCCACGGGCGGATCGACATCTGCGCGAACTCGAGCATCCGCTGTTCGTGATTCGCATACGTCTGCGTATCGCCCGACGCCCCTCCGATCATCGACGGCGGCACGCGGAACAGGCGCGCGATTTCGGACAGACTGAACTTCCTCGTGTCGAGGAACTGCGCCTCATCGGGGTTGACCGAGAGGGCCGTGTACTTCATGCCATGCGATAGCAGCGCCGTCTTGTGCGATTTGTAGACTCCGGAGTGGATCTCATCCCACGCCTTTTTGGCGACGAGCGCCTGATCCCTCGACATCGGACCTTCGGGAGATAGCACGCCCGACATGCGCGCGCCGTTCCCGAAGAACTGCCCGCCGAACCGCTCGGCCGCCGCGTTCAGCCCGAGGGCCTCACGCGCGAGAGCAATGGGGTTGTAACCGCGGATGCCGTCATAACCGAGGCCAGGGACGTGGAGTACGTCCTGCGCCTTGTAGAGCCCTGGCTTGATGCCGAGCGCCTGCGTCCCGTCATTTGTGATCCTGTACCACAGCTCGTCACGCAGAGTCACGGGTTCGATGCAATTGCACGGCACCGGCCACAAGCCGACCAGATACCCCCCGCTGTTGCGTTCGATGATCGCGTACGTGTTGCCACGCCCGACCGCTTGCGCCTGCATCGTCTCGCGACCGATGAACGACGTCTGGTAGGCGTTCCACGCGTCATGCAGGATTGGGTACACGTCGTGATCGTCAGCATGATCGCGTCCCCCGGACGGCGTTCGGCGGTAGACGACCATCGGCTGTGCGGCGAACGTCTCGGATAAGAGCCGAATGCACGCGAAGACCGCGACCTGACGCATCGCGGATTCGTTCGATATGGCAATACCGGAGCCTGTCCCGAAGGATTGTTCGGCGAGATCAAGCCAAGCCGAGAAGTTCGTTGACGGATTTTCGGGAGAAGAACGCGCACTTTCGGGCGCCGAGGAGAACACTTCGACGCTTTTCGGTCGCCAACGCAGCCGGTTCCATTCTTTCCCTTGGATAGCGGCTCCCATCAGCCCTCCAGCGCGATGACGAAGGGCTCGGACGCCTGAGTCGCGCTCGCCCGCTGCAACCCCATTAGCATCGCGACGACGCCGTCGATACGAGCTGATCGCTTGGACTTGTCCGGCTTGACGTTCCCCGCGGGGTCCGTCTTTGT